GGCAGTCATCACATCAGATGCACGCCTGTCAGATGCGCGCACACCACTTGCGCACAAGGCCAGTCATGCAACGGGTGGATCGGATGCGATCACCCCATCAGACATTGGTGCTGCGGCATCAGCGCACACACATGCAGCCACAGATGTCACCAGTGGCACACTAGACATCGCACGCATTCCAACAGGCACGCTGGCAACGCAGGTTAGCTTTGGCAACCATTCTCATAGCGGTCTTTCAGTGCAACCAGCTGGCACGGCAAGCGTGCGCGTGCTAGGCACTGGGTCCACTGATGCCGCGAGCGGCGATCACACTCACACGCCAGTGTCACTTGGTGCCGTTGCATCAGCACATTTGGATGACAATGCTGGCATCATCTGCAAAGGCATTGGGGCTGACAGTTATGGACCATCGTCACTTGGCAACAAAGGCGCTGGTGCCGCTGGCACGACAGCTGTACGATTTACGCCAACGCGCACTGGCACATACAGTGGCTACCGAATCTGGTGTGACGCAGCACCTACATCAGTGGGGTCAGGACGACTGGTGGTGTTTGCCAATAATGGCACAACGCAACTCACCAAATCAGCTACAGATGGCACCACAGTCCCACTGGCTGGAACGGTCACAGCCAACACCACATCTGGATACAGCGCATTGGCAGGCACATTTAGTGCCAACACAGGCAGCGGAAGTCTGCCTAGCCTGACGCTGACAGCTGGCACCACTTATTGGATTGGCTTGTTTATGAACGCAGCATTTGCCACTGGGACATACGCATCATTGTACGCGCCATCATTCTTTGGCATCACGCTGACAGCAGGACAGGGATTGTATTTGTCTGGCACTAGCACACCATCATCTTTGTCTGGTGCCGTAGTCGATCCGTTCGTTGCGCACATTGCGCTGATCACATGATCACCACGCCAAACACAGAGTTCGTCGCCACACTAGAGGGCGCACCATCAGGCCAGACTGGATCACTTGGCGTGACCATCTATGACCTGACAGACACGATCATCAAACCACGCAAGACGACTGGCATCGTCGAGGTAGGCACTGGCACTGGCATCTACACGGTCGCGCTGACCAGCCCAGCCAGCGCAGGCCAGTATGTCATCGTGTGGGACGATGGCACACCATCACCAGACGATACGAGCGTTGAGGAGCTGACTGTTGCTGGAGCAGTGCCAGTCACAGCACCTGATCCCACTGCACCAGCTGTCACCTATGATCGCCTTCCTCACTCAAACTGTCAGCTACGCGAGGTCAGCACGGAGGGCACCACTGACGACTGGGACAGGACAGCATCAGTCGCGCCACGCTGGTCAGGTCGCATCGACGGCTACCTGACAGAGCGTCGTAGGATTGACTACGCGAATCAGACATCGACAGCAGCTGTGGAGCGCACGATCGTGCTTCCAGCTGGCATCGACATCACGGACGCTGACACTGTAACGATCGAGCGCGATGGGGAGCTGATCACTGGTCGGGTGCGCGTGGTCGAGCGCAGGATGCCACCAGCTGGCGCACCGGGCACGCTGCGGGTCACGCTTGATCTGGCCTCCTGATGGCGTTCAAGGCTGATCTGCAAGACCTGTATCGCAGACGCGATCAGCTGATCAGGTTGTATGAGGCAGCACAGCTGAAGCTGGAGGGGCAGATACGCGCTGACATCAAGGCTGGCACGCGCGCGTACAGTCGCGCGTACAGGGAACGAAGACTGTCGATCATTCGATCTGACCTGTCAGCACTACAGGACATGGCAGTGCCACGCGCAGCCGACCTTGCCATCCGCGCTTACAAGATTGGTGCATCGCACATCGCTGATCAGACTGGTGTCGCAATGGCAGAGTTCGGCACGGGCATCCACAGGGAGGCGATCGGACTGCTGGCAGACAACATTGTCAGTGGCCTGAACGGTGGTGCGGAGATGGTCGGCAGGCGTGTCGCAGACATGTACCGTCAGATTGGATTGCAGGCAGCGTCACAGACACTGCTCGAGGGCAGCGCACTACAGCCAGCCGCGCGCGCACTGGGCGCAGAGTTGGTCGCCAGTCCACTGGTGCCCACTAGCGTGGCAGCTGATGGCACCGTGATCGCAATGGTTGATGCTGGTGGTCGCGCATGGGGATTAGACAGGTACAGCAGCATGGTCATCAGGACCACGACGGCAGAGTCTGTGACACAGGGCACCGTCAATCAGCTGCTGGAGGCTGGGCTGGACTTGATCGAGGTGATCGTTGCTGATCCATGTGACATCTGCGCGCCATACGAGGGCAACATCTACTCGCTGACAGGCACCACTGATGGCTACGACCAGCTTGACGAACAGCCACCGTTCCATCCCAACTGTGTGTGCATCATCGAAGCGTCATCGGTGCAACCCGAGTCTGGCGACACCCAGACATCTTAGACTGGACTGATGGCACAGCATCCAGCAAACGGCGACGCTATCAACCGCGCGCTGATCGCAGCCATGCAACGGGTCGTGCAGCGCGAGGGGTTACACATCAAGGCTGAATCCAACAAGAACGCTCCACGCCTGACTGGGATGCTGCGACGCAGTGCCAAGCTAGATGTCATCCAGCATGGTGACAGGCACACGGCCACTATCAGCTACAACACGCCATACGCGCAGTATCAGCATGAGGGTGTGAGTCGTTTCACTGGTCGTGACCTTCAGTACGGCAGACGATCTGGTGGCAAGGGTGCTGTGACTGACGCGCGCATTGGCGCAAAGTATTTGGAGCGCGCGATCAAGGATGGTGCGTCACATCAGCGGCTGCTGAAGGCGATCAAGACTGAAACGATCCGGGCGATCAGGGAGGCGATGTGATGCCGTCACCATCTGTCATCGAGGCGATGCGGGCGCATCTGATCACATCGGGTGTGGTGCGCGATCCGCGCGTCGCTGGGTCACTGCCACCATGCTGGCGATCGCCTCGCAAGGGTGTGCCAGCTCCGGGTGATGGTCCTGCTGTGGAGCAGGGTGATCCCACTGTCGGCTTGTTTGTGGGCACTGGCGTGCCAGAGGCACGGCATGATGCCAGCTGGCTGCGGACTGACACTGTGGACATTGTGATCAGATCAACTACAGCACCAGCTGCGATCGCACTGGACGACGCGATCAGGTATCAGCTGGTGGATCGTCGTAACTGGTCGATGGGTGGTCTGCTGGTGGTGGAGTCGGAGATGTCGCGCGCACTGTCGCAGGTGGGTGCTGATGAGGTCTGCTTTGACTGGACATGCAGCTACACAGTTCAGTATCAGGCCAGCACTGCATCTCGCAGTGGCTGACCATGTGTGACTAACTATCACACAGCCGGCGTGCGTTCGCACGCGATGTGTGTATTATGAAGACATGACCACAGCAGCAACGACCACACACTGGAGACCACTATGACCACGCCAGATCACATCGCACACGCAGCTAAGGAAACCTACTGGACCGCAGAGGCCACACTGTCCAGAGCGCTGGACGCAGGCGACACGATCACACCAGCACTGCTGACCGCAGTGGACGACGCACGCAAGACGCTGGCAAGCATCGCACCAGATGTGAACGGCCAGCTGTACCCATGCACGCGCTGTGGCGGACAGGGTGGCGCACAGCACTGGCCGGGTTTCACCTGCTACGAGTGCAGCGGCTACAAGATGACAGCGCAGGACATCATCACCATGCGCCACTTCCCGAAGGCTGCGACGCTGGTCAAGCAGCACGAGCGGCATCTGGCAGAGCTGGCAGCGTCACGCGCTGCACAGGCAGCAGCACTGGAGGCCACACGGCAGTGGGCATCAGATCATGGCATTAGTGACGCATACGATCGCGGACTCGAGCTGGAGGCTGATCGTGACGCGCACAACGCCACTGACCGCGATGACTACTGGGCAGACACACTCCCAGCGCGTGACAGTCGCACACTGACCATGCTGCGTAGCATCAGCTGCCAGCTGACAGCGCGCGGATCACTGTCTGACAAGCAGATCAGCCTGATGCGTCAGCTGATGGATCGACTGGATCACGCTGACGATGTGACGGCTGATGTGGTCACTGGTGACAGCGTGCAGATCACTGGCACAATCATCGCCAGCAGCTGGAAAGACACCCAGTACGGATCGCGTCAGGTGATGACAGTGCGTGACGATCGCGGCTTCACAGTCTGGGGCACGCAGCCAGCCGCGATCAGCAGCGCAGTCATAGGCGATCGCCTCGCACTGACCGCGCAGGTCACAGCCAGCGATCGTGACACGACCTTCGGGTTCATCAAGCGTCCCAAAGGGATCAGCCTGCTGGACTTATAGACTGCCTGTGGTCGGGCACAGCCAGCGTCACGCACTGCCATTCACTGCGTGACGCTGGCACCAGACGACGCAAAGTGCGGACGGTGATGATGCGTCCGTGACCAGCCGTACCATCCCTTGCACAGTCAGCTGCACATCATGGGATGCGACAGCTGGCACACATCACCATCACGACCGCTCAAGGGAGCATCACATGGCAGCAGATCAGGGAACCGTCAGCTTCAAGCTGGCTGACAACATCGACGGTGCAAGCGCTGCACTGGGCGATGGCACTTTCTATGACATCGCGGCTGCTGCGGCAGCTGGTGGTGGCACCATCACCACTGGTGATGAACACCTGATCGTGATTCTGCGATCCCATCATGGCGTGGTCGAGGTATCAGACGCACCGAAGGCAGCATCTAAGTCCAAGACCAGCACAACGAAGGAGGGCTGACCTGTGGCCAGCATCACCGAGAGCAACATCTACGCACTATGGGTCGCAGCCCAGTCAGCGAAAGGCACTGGATCAACTGACGCTGTCGCCAAGCGCGTCATTCATGTGTCAGGCGACATCGACCTGAACCGTGAGGATGGGTCAGAGAACTACTCCGACCTTGACCGTTTTGGTCAGGCCACTGACTACATCAACAATGTGTCAGGCAAGGGCGCACCGGGCATCCAAGCGCAGCCCAACACAGTTGCATTCCTGTGCTGGCTTTTCTTCGGTGGCGAGACTTTCACAGCGAAGGTAGCTGGCACCAGCGCACCCAAGTATGTCTTTGCACCGGGTGCCAATACTGGCTACTGGTCCACATGGTGGAAGCGGGTTGGTCAGTCACAGATCATCCGTCAAAAGTTTGTGGACAGCAAGATCACCAGCCTGAAGATCGAAGGCAGCACTGGCCAGAAGGTCGTGCGGATCACACCAACGTTCACCAGCCTTGATCCGGGCATCACATACGCCACCGATCCAACTGGCGCGCTGTCATCCGTCACGCCACTGCTCTACACAGACGCGACTGGCACGATCACCATTGACGGCACCGTCTTCCAGTCCACGACACAGGTATCAGTCACGATCGACGATGCCAGCACGCCAGTGCAGGGTGATGGCACGCGCTTCTATGATCTGGTTCCGGGCAACGCACAGATCACGATGGAGGGTCCAACGATCCTGCTAGACAGCGACAGCATCGGACGCTACAACACGATTGTGTATGGCACTGCCACACCATCAGCTGGCACGAAGCCATTGTCATCAAAGCCAGTCACAGGATCATTCAGCTGCGAATGGACTCGTGGCACAGGCGATGCGCGCGAGTCACTGAAGATCGAGATTCCTGCTGTCCACTGGACACCTGATCTGGCTATCGCACCCAATCCTGATGGTGGACCGATCGAGCTGGCACTGAATGGCTCGATGCGGAAGAAGTCGGATGGCAGCAAGGCCATCACCATCACAGTTGAGACTGGTGCTGGCGACAACGCAGCCCACGCGCTCCCTAGCTGATGACTGATCACACTGTGACCGTCGCTGGGCAACCAGTGGCGGTCCCACCAGTCACAGCATTCAAAGCTGTCAGGGTCACACGACTGCTGTCATCAGCAGCGGAGGCTGTGCCTGTCGCACAGGAGAAGCTGGCTGCGTACAAGACCATGTACCGTGATCAGAACAAGCTGATCGTCACACCAGACCTTGCCAGCCTGCCACGCTTTCAGCGACCAGTGATGGGCGATGATGGCATCGCCACACTACAGCCCATCTTCACTGATGCAGACTTCGCAGCCGCTGGTGGTCAGATCGAGGTGCCGTCTGATCCAGAAGTCGTTGAGCAGATCGCAGCCGTCCTGCCATTCATCTGGCCGACAGTGGAGGAGCCACTGCTGCGCGCCATCAGCCTTCTGATGATCCCGAACGACGAGGTGCTGGCAGCAGATCGTGCTGGCACTGTCGATCAGATCGTCGCGGACAAGATGAGCTGGCTGCTACACACAGCCGTCGCTGACGAGCTGGTGGGCATCGCCATCGAGATGGTTGGGATCATC